AGACTTCAGCAGACTTTCGCCAGAGGATTATACATAATGAGAGCTTTGGCTATTTCCAAGGAAATAAAGATTTAATAGGCAAATATTAAATAATCGTTGACAATGATAGAACTTTCTGTATAATCACGCACAAGGTGTACGTTTACTTGCATGGGTTCCGTACACGCCGAGGATGTATAAAGAAAATAGAAGTCGCCTGTTATTACCGGCAAATGACTTCCTTAAAATGTTTGAGATGGATCGGTTTTCACCCCAAAAGGCTACCATTGGCCTCCTCCACATCACCGATTCATTGAAAACAATCTTCACCCTACTGGTTGATAACTATGCATCATGTTCAATAAAAATCCTTTGACCGGGTTTACAACGGGCGACCTCCTACAGCATCAGAAGTGATGCTTTTGTTGTTTGTAGGATATACAGTGCTAAAAAATGCGATCAGTTTTAGGATTAAGTCTTAACAGCTTCAAAAACTCATGAGACTTAATTTGGTGTCCTTCCGCCAGTATAGAGGGAGCAGGGGGTTCTGGCCTACCCAGTCCAATGACGAAAGTCGGACAACATAGGGCGCACTGGTAAAGCGATAAGGATTCTGTAGAAATACAGTTACGGTTTCTGAAGTTAGGATTTACTTGTATTAAAGTTTCTTTAAAGAATCATGAGAAACAAAAGTAAAACCCTTGCCAGCAGAAAGAGACGCCCGAATTTTCTTTTCTTTTTCCCACCTTTTAGGAGAAGAACTTATGACAAAACTTGTTACACCCCCAAACGCTGATTTCTTTGCTTCCTTATCAGATGATGAACTTAGAGGCATGAAGTTTTCAATGCCCTGGCAAGTTGGTTATGATGGAGGATATGAAGACAGTAAAGATGCTGATGGGTTTGACACCACAAAATCCGCAGATGGTGGAGAACTTTCAAGAGAAGAACTCCAAAGAACATGTTGGGAAAAATTCCACTTAAATCCTCAGATCAACACATCTGTTCGTGGCTTGATGGGCAGACTTACCGGAATGGGGTTTGAAACTTCCTCAGAAAATACAGAAATCAATGATGCAATCAATGAAGTTTATTATGATCACAGAAACAGGCTGTATAATTACTTTCCTAAGTTTGTAGCAAGGAGTAATATTGAAGGTGAATTGTTTTTATGCCTGACTTGTCATGATGACGGTTTTATTGAAGTTGATTTTGTAGATCCTTCCAATGTAACAGGAGGTGGTGATGAGAGTTCCGGTATTATTTTCCATCCTTCTAAACCCCTTTTTCCTCTGTATTACAACATTACTAATCCTAATGATCTCAACCCAAACAAGCAGATTGAGCAGATACCGAGTATCAATATGGCTCGTTATCCAGATCTTATTAACGTTGCCAATAAGATTGCTGCTGCCAAAGGAATTTCACGCGATTACCAAAAAAACAGTATCAAGACAAAACGCAATCCGTGGCAAAAATTAGGATATTATTACAGATTCATTGTGGCATGGGACAAGGGGTTTATGACTCGAAGGGCTGTTTCGTTTTTAAGGACAACTCTTCAATGGCTTAATCATTATGAGAATCTGAAGAAGTATGAAATCGATCATAAAAAGTCCTCAGGAAGTTATCTGTGGACTTTTCAGTTTGAAGACGCAAGATCCTTCAAACTCTGGCTTGCTCTTACGCCGGAACAACGGGCAACCACTGGCATCATGGCAAAGAAGACTCCTGGCGGCACCCTTGTAATTCCTCCGGGCATCAAACTCGTTGCAGTGACTCCACAACTTCCGAAGATCTCAGATGGTGACACAGACATTCTTGAAATGGTTGCTTCTGGCTTAAATGAGCCGTCAGATATCATGACTGGATCATCCAAAGGCACCTTTGCGGCTGTCAAGGCATCCAGAGGTCCAATGACAGATAGGACTTCAGATGAGATTGCGTATTTCGATAGGTTTTTGAAATATGATTTTTGGAGTGCTGTGTTTTTTTTGAAAAGCCAAATCAGCAAATTCCCATCGGTGTTTAAAGTGAATGAAGCGGTGTCCTTTGATAAAAAGCAGGAACCCGTTTTTAAGACGATACCCAAAAAGCCTGAATTCCTCATTGATATATCCTACCCAATCTCTGAAAGTTCCGACACAGAAGCTCAAGCAAGGGCATTTCTTGGAGTTAAACATGGGAATATGAGCGACACACTTGGAATTCCCAATTCCTACATTGCCAAAAAGATTGGCATTGGGAGCTATGGACGGCAACGTTTGATCAAAGCAACCGAAGATGAAAAATATCCGGAATTGGTTTCTGAAGCTGATTTGGCGGCAGCAGGAATGAATCCAAATGATCCAGGAAACCAAGAAACTAATCAGGAAAAGAAGATTGTCACCCCAACAAAAAAGCTTGTAAAACCTGCGAAAAAGTCTTGACCCTTGTAAAAAAACTTCTTGACAAAGGAAATAATTCTGCTAAATAGAGGTTAAAGGAAAGATTGTCCTTTAGAGAGAGAGGAAAAGACCATGACTATCGAAGACAAACTTGTCCCAAAAGGGGCTATGAGATTTATTGACAAAGGATGTCAAGCCACTACCATATTTTCCAAAGGAGAAGATGGTCAGGATAGATCGCAGATGAATATGACGGTTTATTCCGGTGGAGTGATCAAAAATCATTGGTATTGGGACGATTTACTGATTGATCTGGAAGGTATGAAGGCAGGAATGTCTAAATACCCGGTTCTTGAAGATCATGAAACTTCCAAGAAAATTGCTTTTTCAGGGAAACCCATTGTTAAGGATGGTTCTTTGCAATTGAATCCTGAAAATGTTGTGTTTGTTGAAACGGAACATAGTAAGGAGTTTCAGACCCTTTCTAAACAGGGATTTCCATTTCAATCCAGTGTTCGTGTCAACCCCCGTAGAGTAGAACGCATTGCTGAAGGTTCGGAAGCAATGGCGAATGGAAAAGTCCTTAAAGGACCGGCATCAATTTTCCGTGAATGGGATTATGTCGAAGGTTCTGTCTGTGTTTTTGGATGGGATTCCCAAACGTCTGCATCAGCGTTTTCGAAAGATGTCGTTCAATTCGATTATGAATTAATGTTATCAAAAACCAACGATACAAAAACCCCCTCACAGGAGGAACCACCAATTATGGATCTCGATCAGTTTAAGAAAGATCACCCCGAACTGTTTACGGAGATTGTCAAAACCGCAACAGATCAGGCCGTTGCATCTTTTGCCCAGGAGAAAACCAATTTGACCGGTATCATTGATAAACTGACCGTAACGCTTACGGAAAGTGATACTCAGATCAAGGAATTGGCAAAGAAGGATGCAATCCGGGCAGAAAAGGAAATGTTTGCCGAGGCCGAAGTTATTTGGATGACGAAACTCAGTGCCAGTGAAATTCCTGAGCGTATGTTCGCCAAGGTCAAGAAAAATGTGAGTCATAATGCATTCGTCAAGGATGATATGCTGGACAAAACTGCTTTTTCGGCAGCCGTTGATGAGGAATTGAAGGATTGGGCGGATTTCAAATCCACTTCTACTTCAGTTCAAGGCCAGGGATTCTCTCAGAAGGACGTTGAGAGTAATACCGCAATTGTGGCGGAAAACACCAAAATAGCTGATGCATTGTTTGCAATGGTCAGTGGTAAACCCGCGAAATAAGGAGGTCGTGCATTATGGATAATTTTCACGGGGATTCCCCGAACGTTGCTTACGGGCCACTTCAAAAGGATTACAGACGACTTTTTTATTCAGATGAAGCTGTCTGCCTTATGGTCCCGATCACTCTGGCAGAAGGGTACGGCGTTCTTAAAGCCGGTACAGCCCTTGCCAAAAACACATCAGCCCTGTTGACCGGCAACAAGAATAAGTATTTTCCTTATTCTCCCGCCGCAATCACCGGAACTGAAGAAGCTCCTGGACGCGCCTATCTGGTTCAGCCTACCGTGAATGGCTCCAATTTGCTTTATGTAACGATGAATGACAGTTACAAATTCAAAGTGGGTGATGACATTTGCGTTATTGATGACACCACTTCCGGCGAAAATCTCGGTGCCATCACAGCTATTGACCGAACTTCCTTTACCCATATGGCAAAAATCACTTCTACTTCCAATGCCGGTGCTACTCCGTTCACGGTTGCCCGATTCGCATTTGTTGCGGCTGAAGGATACGATGCTTGTGTTGGTATCATCGGCAAATCGGTTGATTGCGGCACTGGCGATAAATCTGCGGGGGCAAATGCTTCCCTGTTGATTTCCAATTTCATCGTTTATACGGCAGGACTGGCAAATGTGGATGCGGCAGCGATTGCTGATCTGTCTCTTACCACACACGGTCAGTTCACCATTTGCAAATAAGGAGGAGTTGAACCATGAGAGGTATTGCTGATATTCCCGAACTTCGTCTTGAAGTTCTTCAAGATTTTATTACTCGATTTACATCTCCTCCTGAATTGACCCTTTCCAATTTGTTTGGAACTTCTAATACGGTTTCAGATACGATTTATTGGGAAAGTCAGGAAGGTGGTCGTGGAATGGCTCCGTTTGTAGCTCCCGGCGTACCTTCCCCGCGTACTGCTCCTTATGGAGTGACCAAGCATTCGGCAACTGCCGCTACTTGGAAGGAGAAGATGTATTTCGATGAAGAGTTCCTGAACAACCTTCGTAAGGAAGGAACTCTGAATCAGTATTATGCATCAGCCCAACGTTTGGCAAAAGAAATGGCAGGACTGACCTATCGTTCCATGCGGCGTAAGGAATGGATGTTTTCCAAAATGATGTTCAATGGCGGCTTCGCCTATCAGACCACCGGTGGTACTCGTGTGGCTATTGATTATAATCTTCCTGCTGAAAATACTCCGACTCTGACCACCAATTACATGTGGACTGCAACCGGCAGTTCCGCTACGGTGGACATTTTTGGGGACATCATGGACGGAAAACAGGCCATCAAGGATGCTACTGGTGCCTTCGTTGATCGTGCCATATGCACCACCAAAGTTCTTCAGTATATGGCACAAGATCCCACAATACGCGCTCTGCTTGCAAAATCCGCGTTCGGTAATGGTGATCTGTTTACCGGCACCAAGAACAAACTGCTTGGGATTAATCCCAAAGTGGTTGCATCTCTTCTGGACATTCCTTTCCTGGAAATCAACGATGAGATGTACGAAATCCGCGCCTTTCTGACAGGACCCGTTGTTGGATCTTCCACTGTGGCAATTCCTGTTGAAGATACCACGGATTTTGAAGTCGGGTACAAACTCCGGTTCGTTGATGTTTCTGCCGGTACATGGGAAGAGGAAACTATCCTTTCTGTTCAGCACGAATCCAGCACTGTCACCGTTGCTGCGGCTCCGACTGCCAGTTTTAAAGCCGGTGAGGATTTCGTGTTCATGCGAAAGACTTTTATTCCGAGCAACAAGTTCACCCTGTTTGCTTCCAGTGTCGAAAATCGC